GAAGTCGACGCCCTTCGTCAGTGCCGCGTTCAGCAGGACCTCGACGTGGTCGTCGGTCCACTCGTCGTCGTCGTCCAACGGTGCGATCCACTCGCCGGTCGCCACATCGAGCCCGTGGTTGCGGGCGGCCCAGCCCTGAACGGACCAGAAGCTCCCCGCATCACCCGGATACTCCGGCCGCTCGATGTTGTAAAGCCGGAGTGGCGGATGCCCCACCGCCACCCCGACTCGTTGAATGCGCGGATCGTTCCAAAGAGCTTGGAACGACTCCTGCTCCTCACCATCGGCGACGATGACGATCTCGTCCACCGGACGTGTTTGCCGGAGGACCGAGGCCAACGCGCGGCCGATCAGGACATCGTGACGGTTGTAGGTCGGGATGATGGCCGAGACGGTGGTCACTTGCCCATCGCCTCCTTCACCCGGAGGACGTCGTCAGGGGCCGTCGACTCGATCCACGACCGGAGCGCTTGAGCGTCGTGGTCGTACATCTCGGCGGTGTTCACCCGCTTGTGTCCCTCATCCCAATCGGCTCGCCCGAACGCCGGGTGGAGATGCTCAATGACGACGTCGGGCATGTAGAAGAGCATCTTCAGCTCGTCCCCGATCACCCGCCACGCGTTGTCGATGTACAGGTGACGGCAGGACGGCAAGCCCATCCAGCCGAGCGCGCTGACGATCTCTGTGGACATGAGGATCTGGGTCGGGATGTCCCCGTCCGGCCGGTTGAGGTCGTTGCCGTAGACCATCCCACCGCCACGCTCCGTCAGGACCGTGGCGAATGCGATGTCCCAGCCCGGCGTCCTGAAGCGATGGTCGTCACCGATGAACCCGAGGTACTTCGGCTTCATGTGCTCGATCGCCCACAGGGCCGCGTTGTTGAGGGCCTTGACCATGTTGCCCGGCCCGGGCTGGATCAGGTTGAGGAACCCCTGCTCCTCGTACTCGGAGCATGTCGGGTCGTCATCGTCCACGACGAACATGATCTCGGCTCCTTCGAGCTGAGTCGTGTCGACAAAGGACTGGTGTGCCTCCCGGGCAGCGTCAGGACGGCCGCGGGTCGGGCACAGGATGAGGAGGTCAGTCACGGTGGGTCAGCCGACGTCCACGCGGATCCCCAGCAGCCACAGGATGGCGAGGATCACGAGGAAGGCGATCAGGACCCAGAGCCAGCTGGGCGCGTTCACAGGGGCTCTCCTTTACGTCTCGTCGTACGAGTAGTTGACCGTCTCCTGCGTCCAGTTGCCCGGACCAGCGGTCGAGTCGACCGCGAGCTGGAAGACGCTGTATCGCGTCGTGGCGTTGGTGGCCGTGTAGGACGACGTGTCCCACGTGCCCTTGTTGCCCGACGTGAAGCCGTTGAAGTTGGTGTTGGCGATCGAGCTGACCGTGGCGACGGGCGTGACGCCCGTGATCCGGTTGCCCGTCCAGAACAACGTGGTGCTCGTCATCACGGCACCGTCGCCCCAGATCTGGAAGTTGGTGACGCCATTGGCGGGCGCGGTGTCGACCTTGAGCTTGAGCCACTTCTCGTAGCTCTGCGAGCCGACGTTGATCGGGTTCGCCTGACGGTTGCCAAGCGAGTTCGTCGCGTTGTCGGCGCTGATGAAGTCGATGCCGGTGACCACACCCGACTCGGTTCCGGCGTTGGTCCCCGTGTAGACGCGGACGCTCAGGGATGCGGCCATCAGTTCTCCTTGCTGCTGCTACTCGCTGGTGCGACGGGTGGCTTCTCAGCCTTGTCCTGCTGGAGCTTGAAGAGATCGCCTGCCGTTGGCATGTCCTTCATCACGACAGGACCGATACCCGGGACGATGACGATTGGCAGGTCGAACGACTCGTCATCCCATGGCTCCATACCGTCTTGCTTCCGCAGCTCGTTGGCCGCGCGCTGGGGCACACCGGTCTGGATCTCTTGGACCTTTGCGTTCTCCAGTGTCTCGTCCTGATTGAGCCTCGTGAACGAGAACTTCAGGTTGTTGTCCTGCCCGCCGAAGCCCTCGTCCCAGACGACCTCGCGGGTGAAGTAGTCGGCGATCAGCCCAAGGAAGGGCTTGAAGCCGCGGTCCTTCGTGTTCTCGGCCAGCTGACCGGCCGAGGCACGGTTGACGTCGGTGACGGCATTGAGCGCCGTCGGATCAAGGCCGAACACGAGCGCCGTCTTGCGCAGCAGGTAGTTCTGCCACTCCACGAACTGCATGTCGCGGTTCGACTGACGGAAGGGCAGGAACTTCGCCCCGCGCGAGCCACCGAGGATGGCCATCGCCCCCTTGCCAGCGATCTCGCTCAGCCAGTACGCCTTGAACTTCTCGACCTGATCGGGCCGGACGCCCTCGCCAAGATCGAGCATCCCGTCCGGCGCGGCCGACTGGACCTGCCGGGCGTTGTACGCCGAGCCGCCCAGCTCGGCATCGATCGTCAGCTTCAGGACCTCCATGGTCGAGAGGCCAACGACACGGTGGGTCGCCGGACGCGACATGATGTAGGTGAAGTCGGCGTTGGTCCACGAGGCGCGGACCTGCCCGTCCGGGTACCAGAAGTAGCGCGGGACCTCGGGCTCACCGTCCCAATACTTGGCGACCTTGATCTCGCCGCCGTCCACGTACCACAGCTCCGCGATCTGGCCCCGCAGGTTGCGGACCTTCTCGATCGAGCCAGCATCGAGGACGAGGATGTCCTCGACCACGGGCTCGGTGAAGCTGCGGAAGCTGGACCGCGTCGGGTTCGGTGTGTCGAAGACCTTTCGGATCTGGTCCTGAAGCTGCTTCGAGTACGGCTTCTCGGGGTCCGCGGGCAAGATGTCCCACAAGGCGACCGCGACCTGACCACGCCTGATGTCAATCGAGCCTCGGACCAGCTCCGAGTGCTCTGACCAGTGACGGAAGAGCTTGACGTTGGGCTTGCCCTGCCGACCGGAGTCGGTGAGAGCGAGCGTGGCCTGCGCCGGGACGCGCTTCTCCCGGGCCTCGCGAGACTGACCGGCCGCACGTGCGATCGCGCGGTCGATGGCACTCTGAACCGCTCCCATCAACGATCTCCGCGGAAGTGGCTCTGGACGATACCGTCGAACGCACGATCCACGTGGTCGCTCGCCAGCTTCCAGTTGGCCTTCTCGACGGCCTCTTCGTAGGTCATCGTGTGCGTCTTGAGGCTCGCCATCATGTCGGCGAGATGGTCTGGGATCAGCTTCGGCCCATCCCGGAACTCGACTTCGCGCATGTCACCCATTGGTCAGTTCCTCCGAGCCGACGTGAACGCGAAGTTCCCGCCCGCGAGATCCATCGAGAACCCGAGGGCGTCGACCATGTCGTCGTGACTGGCCCCTGCCTTCATGGCGAGCAGCTCCTGCTCGAAGTCCGACTCCTTCAGCGAGATGTGGTGGTACACCTTGTGGCCCTCGTACTTGGCAGCCACGCCCCGAGCCCGCCGGACCTTGTCGGTGTCGGTCGGCTTGCCCTCGATCGGGATGCGCGGATAGTCCCGGAGAACCTCCTGCACGAGAGTCGACTGGAAGGAGTTCTTCTCGACCAGCACGATCGAGATGTTCTGGTAGGCCATGAACCCGTCGTTGACGAACTCGGCATGGCCTGTCTCGCGACGATCGCGGTAGACCGACAGGACGTAGAAGTTGCCCTCGTCATCCTCGGCCGTGATGACACGAGCGGTGTAGTCGGCCGTCTGGCGCTCCGATGAGGCAAGGTCGATCCCCATCCGCAGCGTGAACCCACGACCCGGATCGAGCTTCTCGAAGTAGCGGAAGTTCTGCTTGAGGAAGATGTTCCCTTCAAGCAGGCCACGGATGTCGTTCATGTAGGCGCAGCTGTAGAGCGCCGTGCCCATGTCCGCTCGTTCCTGATCGAGCTTGTCTGGAGGCCACAGGTCGCCCCACAGCGGCTGGCGGATGTTGTCGTCGGGGATGTAGTCCGGCCGGTGCTCGTGGTCGCCGGGCTCGTACAGCGCCTTGCGCAAGATGAACGGCCAGCCCTTGCCGCCCTTCTCCTTCGGGTCGGTCAGGATCTGGTAGATGTCGTCCTCAGCCCAGCGGGTCCCAAGGACGATGATGACGCCGTTCGGTGCCAAGCAGGGCTTGAGCGTCTTCCAGAACCACGTGTTGACGGCCTCGCGCTGCTCCGGGGTCTTGGTGTTCTCCTCGTCCAAGATGTCGTCGCAGAGGATGACGTCGAAGCGCTTCGAGGCGAGCTGGCCACCGGCCCCCTGAGCGAACAGGGTGACGTAGTTCGAGCCGTGCCACGGGCTGTCCTTGTGGAGCCACTCGGCGTCGGTCCACTTGGCCAGCGACATCGTCTCGCCGAAGATCTCCTTGTGCCGCGGGTTCGACTCGAACGTCCAGCGGATCGCCCGGCTGAAGCCGTTGGCGTGGGTCGAGGTCTTCGACATCAGGCCGACGCGCAGATGCGGAAACTGCGCGATGAGCCAGCTAAGCGTGATCGTGTTGCCCCACGTGGACTTGGCCGAGCCGCGAGGTTCGAGGACGACGATGTTCTCGGCCTCGTCCGTGCCCGCTTTCGAGACCGCGGTCACGATCGCCCCGACCATCTCCTTGTGGTGCAGGGCGGGGTCGTATCCGAAGACGTACTGGCCGTACGCAAACAGGCCGTCGAGCGTCTTCCTCTTAGCCAGTTCCCTCAAGGACGATGAGCGGACCGCGTCCCACTGACTGCGCTCCAGCTCCACGTTCTCCAGCCAGCTCTGCAAGTTCTCGAAGTAGCTTGGGTGGGGCGTCGGCAAGGATGCCGTCGAGGGAGAAGGTGTGAGCATCGACACTGCGGCTCTCCGTGCGGTGTGGCGTACTGCCGGACAACAGCAGGAACTTGTCGATCAGGCCCATCAGGTCACGAGCCGACACCTGCTGGGCTGGATCTTTGCCGGTCTCGGCCGTGACCGAGCTGATGTAGTTCCGGACGCCTGCCCGGATGGCGAGCAGCAGCTCCTCGTGGATGTCCGAGATCGTCTTCAGGCGAGCCTGAACAAGCGACCCGACCTCGCCCTCGATGAGCTGCTTCTTGTACGCCTCGCGAAGCAGGTCCCACTCCTCGGACTTCTTCCTCGCGTTGACCGTCGACCAGCTCTTGATGTCGTGCTTTCGGCACAGCTCGCGGATCGAGATGTCGGTCGAGACGTACTCCTTTCGGAGTGCGTCGTAGTCGTGCTGTTGTCGGCTCATGTCAGCTCCCAGACGTCAGAGGGCCGCAGCTCGCACTTGGCGAAGCAGTGCGGGCAACGCTCTGCCACCATCCTGAGCGTTTCCGGCTCGATCCCTTCATCGAGCAGATGACCCAGCTCGAACGTGAATGCCCGCTCGCAACAGGGGCAGATCACCCCGAAGCTACGAGCGGAGAAAGTCCTCGGCGATGCGTTGAAGGGCTTGGGCGTCGGAGGCCCCATCGTCCTCTCGGCAACGTCGAATGGCCTGATCCACCGCATTAGCGGCCTCAGGCGAAAGCCGATAGACACGCTCGACCCACCTTTCCCCTCGGCCGGGCGCAGGTCGCTTCGGTGCCACTGCGTTCCAGTCGACTTGGGGAAGTGCTGCCAGCTCCTCGAACTTCGGCTTGTCGAACGGCAGGACTGCAACCAGTTCCGCCAGAGGCTTCACCGCGACGAGTTCGACCAGCAGACTCCCCATGCGCTTCGGATCGTAGGTACCGCGCGTCTCATTCAGCACGATCGTGAGTTGCTGTGCGACCTCGTCCGTGACCACACCGAGGTTCGCGATAGGCAGCTGGCGGAGCCCTCCGTGGCGCTCCCAACCGCCGCCCTTCTTGGCCTTGATGCAGGCCCCGTGATCGTGGGCCGCCTTCCAGCGGTGCTCCCCGTCGATCAGCTGGTAGTAGTGCGAGTCGTCAGGCTTCAGCTCGACCCGCACGGTGACCGGGTCCACGAACCCGAACTCGTGGATCGACTCGATCGCCTTGGCGTACATCTCGTCGTCCATGGCGTTCGGGTTCCATGGGTTCGGCTCGATCAGGTCGATGTCGACCCACTCGAAGCTCGGCTCAGGCATGGAGCGTGGTGGACACGTCGTCGGCCCAGACGGTGACGGACAGGACGCCGACGAAGTGCATGGCTAGTCGCTCGCGGAAACCGAGGGCGACTCCGGCGGGGGTGGCTGCGGTTCCGGGGAGCATGTCGTTGATGTGCTCTCGGTCGAGTTCGGAGGCGAGCTGCTCGACTGCGTCAGCCAGCTCCGGGAGACCCAGAAGCTCACCCGTCGCCGGGTCCTGACCAGCTGTGATCTCGACCTCGACGCGCCAGCGATGGCCATGCATCCTCCCGCAACGAGGGTGGTTCTGAACCACATGCGAGGCGCTGAACGACGCCGCCGCGGTGCCGGTGAAGTCCATGTCTGGGATCCCTCCGACCCGAAAGAAGGGACGGGCCGACCATGATGGCCGACCCGTCCGTTCGGGTTGCCCGAGTGCGAAGCCCACGAAACGCACACCGGGCGATCTCTGTGCGGTTGTCGTTGCGGACTATAGCAGGGCCTCAGGCCCCAACAAGAGCCTCTGATGGTTGGATCTCGTTGAAACCTTCGATGAGCCCGAGGGTCCTCAACTTCGAGAGGGTGTTCCTCGTGGTACTGACGCCGGGGTCGTAGCCCGCGGCCGCAGCTGCTTCGTCTTTCGATACCGGCCGTCCGGCCTCCACGATCGCGCGCAGGAACGCCTGTTCGGCCTTGCCCAGCTTGCCGTACCAGAACTCGATCAACGCCGGGCCGGTCGGGGCTGGCTCCCACTCACCGAGGACGGACAACCCGAGATCGGTGATCCGCAACTGGTCCCCATCTGATCCCATACCCGCGATCAGGCCCTTCGTGCGAAGCGACGACAGGGTGTTTCGAGTGGTCGACACCGACGGCGAGTAGCCAGCGAGGAACGCTGCCTGCGACTTCGAGCGACCGTCTGGGAACATGGCCAGCGCAGTCAGGAACGAGCGCTCGGCCTTGGAGACCGTCGGCACAGGACCGTCGATCGGCTTGATCGGCCTGACGACCCCCGGCTCCTTCAACGCCTGAAGCTGACGCTCCTGACGCCGACTGAGCTGTGCGTTTACAAGCCGGGCTGTCTCCGGTGCCTTGCGGACCTTGGCTGCCTGCACGTCGGCCATAGCCCGTGTTGCGTCCGCCTCGATCTCGTGACCATGCATGGCCAGATCCTTGAGCCAGCTGACCATCTGGTTGCCGAGGATCTCATCGAAGACAGGGACCTCGACCCTGACTTCCTTCTCGACCGTCTCAGCTGGCCTCGCGACCAACTGGCGCTGGAGGGCTGCGATCTGCTTGCGCAGCTCCTTGGGATCATCGGCCTTGGCTCGCTCGATGGCATCGGCCATCCGGACGTTGAGGGCATCGAGGTCGACCTTCGCCAGCCGCTTCGGCTCCTTCCGAGCCCGGCCGACCTGAGGGGTTGCCGAGCTGTCGAAGGTGCGTGGCTGCCGGATCTGGTACGTCCCGAAGACCCTCAGGTCCGGATGACCCGAGGCGATCACCGCGGTGCCTGTCGGGAGGCCCGGCAGCGAGGCCATGACCTCGTCCATCTCGGACTTGGTCACGTTCGCTTCGAGCCAGTCCTTGACCCGGCCCTGATCGATGACGCCCGGCGTGCGGAACGCGACGAGCACGTCCGCCAGTTCGGAGACTTCCTTGTTCAGCCCGGACCCGCGCTGGGTGAAGACGACCGGGCCGATCCCGTGCTTCCGCCCCAGCTTCACGATGTCCTCGGCAGCGCCCAGCGTGCGGGCTGCGTCCGGGTTCATCGGCCTCTGGGGTGCGTACCGCTGTGCCTCATCCATGAGGAGCAGCAGCGGGTCACGGTTGATGTGGTAGAGGCGTTCGAGGAACGCCCCGATGAAGACGATCTGCTTGCCCTTGGAGAGATGCTCCAGATCGAGGATCACCGACTGGTCGATCTCCGACACGATGTCGGCGGCCTGCGACCCAGCCCCGGGCTCCAGCGGGACGTCCGCGTGGTCGCCACCGAAGATGACGACCGGGAACCCCTCCTCTGACCCGGACTGCGACGCCTTCAGCCCCCACCATGCGCCGGTCGGATCGACGGCGCAGAAGCGGTGCGCGCGGAGCGCGACCTCCTCGGCCATGACCCGCCCGAGGGTCGACTTGCCCGACCCCCGGGTTCCATACACGACCGTCGACATCGTCATCCACGTCAGGGGCAGGTTGAGCCCTGCCCCGATGTCGAGGCCCATCTCAGCGACGCTGAGGGAGCGGCTGTGACTTCTGGAGCGCTGCGAACGCGACGTCGGCTGGCTGGCACCAGCTTCGCGGATCGCATGTCGAGTGCGGCCTGTCCGACTTGGCGGCGAACAGCTCCACGATCGGTCCCTTGAGGGACGAGCCCACGACCTGAGCGATGACCAGCCTAGCCATCCTTCACGTCGTCGCGCTGCTTCTCGGGCGTCCAGACCCCGAGGACCTCCGGGCCTTGACCATCCCGGCTGGTTGCGCGGATGACGCGCACGGGCTCCTTCAGCTTCGGGAACTCATCCCGGAACTTCCGGACTCCCATCATCGGCATCTTCCTGATCGGCGTTGGCATTGTCACCCTCAGCTGGTGGTTGCCCGATTGGGCGAGAGGTATCGATCCACGCCTGATTGGCGAGGTCGTATCGATAGTCGAACCTGATCTCCGACAGCGACGCCTCCACGGCCGTGCCGTCTTCCAAGCAGAGAACCGCGCAGACCTCATGCACAGTCGTAACGCCGACGGTCGTCGGCTTGACGGCCCATGCGATCAGGATCGCGCGGTCCCCGGTCGGGTTGTAGGCGACCGGGTACCGCTCGATGCTCTCGAAGACGCCCACGCGGGGCTACTTCTTCTTGGTCGTCTTCGCAGCTGGCTTCTTGGCCGCAGCTGGCTTCTTGGCCGCGGGCTTTGCGGCTGCTGGCTTGGGCTTCGCAGCGGGCTTCACGGCCTCGGCCTGTGGTGCCTGCTCGATGCCGAGGGCCACGGCGCAAGCCGAATGGAGCGTATCGCTCTGGGGCACGTGGTCCGAGATCGGATCGACGTTGTAGGTGAGCTGCGCCTCTCCGCACAGCGAGACGTTGCCGTCATCCCGGTAGGCGTGCCACTCGTTGGTGTTCTTCTCGCCCTCCGGGCCTGCCTTGCGGAAGAAACGCTGGGTGGATGCGGTCGCGACCATCAGGTCATCGCTCCTTCTTCGTGGGTGGGTCGATCGTCCCGCGGACGAACATGGGCTCCGATGTGGACTGTCGGTCGAGATCCTTCGGGGCGACCTCCTTCTTGTCGGGCTCGACCGAGCCGGTCTTCGGGGGAAGCGGGGACTTGGCCTTCTGAACCATCGCGAACCTCCATGAAGCCGTGGCGTTCGAGGATGCTCAGCAGCTCCTCTTCGCTCATGGGCGGGGCAGCATACGTGCCGTGCTTGTGGAAGCGTCGCGGATGACGAGCCACCCCTGATCCCTCCTTGGTAGACGAAACGGCGGAAGGGCCGCCGTTTGTTCGCAGCCCTTCCGCGCTACCCCATGTCTTCGTGCCCGGGGGGACGGCCACTAGACTCCGCCATGGTACCAGCCTGTGCAACCCCCGCGTCACGCTTGGCCTGCAACTCCAGCTGGCGACCGCAGTCGTACAGCGCCTCCCAGATGGTGTCCGCCGTCGAGCGAGCAAGCTCCTCTCGTTCGAGGGTCTCGTGACCCATCTCGTAGGCGGCGTAGACGACTACTGTGTGGACCTGCGTGTGGTTCTCGGGCAAGACCTCGACCTCGACCATGACCTCGGCGAACTGGAGGGTCTTGACCCTGACGACGTCCGTCGAGTCGATGGTGATGTCGACGCGTCGAACCCGCGTCAGCGGGACCCCGTCGACCTCGATGTGGCCGTTCTTGCCGTGTGGCCCGCCCGTGATCTTGAACACCGGGAAGACCGCGGGCTTGAAGCTCTCGGTCACTTTGCGACCTCCTCCCACCAGCGCTGGAACTCGGCCACGAACGTCTCGGTGAGGTTCGTGCCGGTGAACTCGAAGAGCAGGACCTCGTCGCCGCGCTGGACGATCTGGGCTGGTCCGATGACGAAGACGGGCACGTCCGGGAAGTGCTCGTCCCAGCGGGCCTTCAGCATCTCGATGACCTCGGGCCGGATCTTCTCGTCGCTCAGGGCGATGAGAACGCCCTTCCCGACGGCCATGATCTGGTTCATCGCTTAGTCACGTGGTCTACCGTCCGTTCCTTTCGAGTGGATCGCGAGATCGAAGCCGCAGTTCGAGCAGCGAGTGTCGAACTGGAGCAGGTACTCACGCCGCGGGTTGTCACAGGGTCCCCCTGTGTGGTTACCGAGAGAGCACGGTCGGCAGAAGACGTGCTTCTTCGGGATCGAGGCACCGCAGACGATGACGCACTTGCCGCGCTCGGCGTAGACCGAGGGAGCGTTGAGTTGGCCGCACTGGCACTCAACGCTCCCGGGCTCGACGTCTACCGCGCGTGTGGGCACTCGCCGGAGAGATGGAACGTGGCGTAGCTTTCGTTGGGCGGAGCAACGGCCACGCTCTGGCGCTCATCAGCGCTCTCGCCGCTGTGCTCGAAGACGTGGAGGTTGACGAAGACGTCGGGCTTCTCCGCGCCCTCGACCTCCGGCGGCGGCGGCTCGTCGTACAGCGAGTGGAACGTCACGAGGGCGGTGCGGCACGAGCCGCGCTCGCCCTCTCCGCTCGGGGTGTGGTAGTGGCCCAGACGGGTCAGGTTCACGGGTCCCTCCTTGAGCTTGATCGGCGGCTGCGTCAGGTCGACGTGCTGCGCCGTGAAACCGATTGACACGAGACTGGAGTGCGGGATATGAGGCGTCCCGTTGCGCTCTTTGTCGTAGGCGACACCGATGGCGAGGCTGTACGGAAAGCGGTCCCTCCTGATAGCTGCATTGACGTCGTCAAGGAAGAGCACGCCCTTGACGACCAGCGATCCGTCCGACGCGCGTTCGACCTTGCCCTCCCCGACCATGTCGTCGGGGACCGAGTAGTTGAAGTCGCGCCAGATCGGATAGATGGTCTCCGGGTCGAAGTTCACGCCAGCCGGGTCGATGAAGTTGCCGTCCCGGTCGGCCTGCCTGTCGAGTGGCTTGAGCAGCACTGCCTCGAACGGCGTCGTCTTCACTTCTTCCTCCGCTGGCTAGGCTTGGGGACGGCCCTGACCGGATTGACCGGCACGGCGACCGCCGCCTCCTCTGGCGTGTTGATGACCTTGGGCGCAGACGACCGCTCGCTCCACAGCTCCTGATCTTCATCGTCGTCTGGGAGCGGGATCTCCAACGTGACTGGAGGCACCACGGTCTCGCCGTCGGCGCTCAGGACGCTGATCGTGGCCGTCGGAGCCTCGTCCCCGGGCTGCCACGGTTTGAGGGACTTGGCGTCGTCTGGGATCTGGACGTAGGGCGTCCAGTAACCGAGGACTTGGATGTTGCCTGAGCCGTCCCGCTTACTGACCTCGACCGGCTGGTGCAGGTCAGCGATCTGGCCACGGAAGGCGCGCAGGCTGATCTGGCGCATCGGTCGTTCGTTCATACGGGGGGCTCCTCCGGCTCGGGTACCGAGCGGACGTGCTCGATCGCTCTATCAGCTGTGAAGGTCCGCCAGTCCGGCCATGTCCGGGCTTCGTTGCGTCCCTGCTTCGCGACGATCGCGTCGAGGATCTGTTGGGGCTCGTAGCCAGCCCGCCAGATGCCGTCGAAGGCAAGGATGATGAGGTCGACCCACTCCTTGCCGAGCGGCTCCTCCTCGATCTCGACCAGCTCC